AGCTTCTTTGTAAAGGGATTTCATAATATTTTTAATAGTATTAATATCATATTCTTCAGAATAATCATCAACACATTTTTCTAAAACCATTAAAGTATCTTCGTGTTCTAATTCAAAATCTTCTGGCAAAGATTCGTCCTCAAAAAGTTCTTCAATGATTTTAAGATCAATTGAAATATCTTGTAATTGCGAAACCAAATAATCAAATTGTTTTAAATCTTTTTTCTTTTCAACTACTAATTTAATATTGGTTCCTTTATAACAAGTCAAATCTTTTTCATAGTAATCATTTTGTGTATCATCATAAAAAATTTTATAGAAAAATTGATAGGGATTTGGAATAAAATCTAATTTAGTTGTTTTAGTATCAAAAATATGAAACCCTCTTGTATCACCATAATCATTCCAATACATTTGATATGGATTACCTAGATATAAAATTTTTCCGTCTCCATTTTTATGATGAAAATGTCCAGAAAAAGTTTTACTAAATTTGGAAGAAAAAATATTTCTGTCTATTCCTTCTTCACAAACATATCCCTGATGTGCAATATAACCAGAAATTTGTAAATGACCCATAGCAATTGTTGCTGGAGTTTCTTTGATATGTTCCATCACACCATTATAATTTTCGGTGTTAATCCAAGGAATAAAACAAATATCTCTTCCGCAAATATTTAATGTTTCTATTTCAGAAACAACAGTAATATTATCATATTCATGAAGTAATAAACTTGGTGAATTTACTTCATTGGTATTTTTATAAAAACTATCGTGATTGCCCGCCAGAATGACCAGGGAGGCGCCCATTTCTTTTAATGGGGTAAATACCACATCTTTAGCCCATTTAAGGCTCAAATAATCAATATTTTTTCTAACGTCAAATACATCACCCAAATGCAAAACTGTTTTGATATTATTTTCTTTCAAATACGGAAAAAAGATATTTTCATAAAAATTTTTAAAATGATTATGAATTCCAATATCTCCTTTTTTTACTCCATAATGAGTATCAGTAATAAGGGCAACTTTCATAATTATTTTCGTAATCTTACTTGAAGATTTTCTTTAATGCTATTGAGATCTGAACTGCTGAAAGGATTTTCTTTATCGATATGAAGAACTTCATCATATCCATTTTTTTCAAGAATTTTTTGTTTAATTTCTAATTGTCGTTTTTCTTTAGAAATTCTTCTAAGAAAAGCAAAGTAGATAATTTGAGTAAAATACGCAAATGGATTTCCTCTGGTTGGATCAAAATTGTCAATATATTGTACACAATTTTCAATACCATCACCGATCATTTCTTCTCTGAATGGATAATTGACAAAATTGGGTCTATATGATAAGTGTGTTGCAATCTTGTAAAAACACTCACCAATATAATTAGAAATTCTTGGACGGGGTAATTCTTTACTGGCTGCTTCTTTAACTTTTTTTTTAAATTCTGTCAAAGCATCCAAAAATTCCCTGTTATTAACATAATGCTCTGGTGCTTTTTTTGATCTCATTTTTCATATTGGTGGTATTTTGAGTTACCCCTATTATAGCATATTTGATGGGGGTTGACAAGAGTTCCAAATGTTGCTAGAATAGCTATGTGGCGCTTTCAAGATTATTATATTTAATAATTTTTAAATAGATTTTCAAATTTAACTCTAGCTTCTTTAGTATTGATTCTAGTACCATCATAACTTTGTTTAGAATTATTTTTAAATTTATTTTCATTAAAATTTTTTAATGCTTTTTTATATAATTCTAAAATTGGAGATTTAAGTTCTCCTACAGTAATAATTTTATCCATAGAAATAAAGAAAGTATCATCTGTAGAAGATTTAATCCATTTAGTAATTTCTACAGCTTTAGTACGAATATTAGTTTCTAAATCTGTATTTGAATAAAATAGTTCTTCTATTATTAATGGATTCTCAATGAGAATTCCTTCTTCTAGTTTTAATATAGTTCCTAATATTTCTTCATTGGTAATTAATTTTACTGTTGCAATAAATTTTTCCATCATTCTTTTTTAAGGTTTACTGCTATAATTTCATAATTAAAATTTTCTTCATTGTAGACCTTGATCCTTTCTTTCAAATGGTTCATGGTATAATTCAATTTGTTTCCTTTTGATAAGTCATCTGCAATATCGTATAATACTGCTTGAGATTTGTTTTCTCCTTTTCTTAAAACTCTACCAATACTTTGAAGATTTCTTATCCTTGATTTACTTGGAGAAGCAAAGACAATATTGTGTAAATTTTTAATGTTAATGCCAGTACTAAAAGTTCCGTATGAAGCAATAATTACGGCATCAGATTCTTGTTCTGTAATTGATCGAATATTTTCTCTTTCCTCTGCTTCTACTCCACCATGAACAAAAAAGATTCTTCTTTTATTGCCCACACTACTATTTATGATGTCATATAATGGCTCACCATGTTTTTCTACATAGTTGAACAAAACTAAAGTATTACCAGTTAAATCGCGAACTAAATTTTTAATGAATATATTTCTTTTATGATGTGTTACAATATAATCAATTTCATCTTGATAAGATTCAAAATATTGATTATCATGTTTTAAAATTAATATTTTAATTTTCAAATCAGAAAGATGACCTTCTTTAATTAATTGAGAAGTATTTGTCACTCTATCAGACAATCCAAATAAACCTTCTAATACAAGTTTATGTGTTTGAGTATTATCAAGAGTTCCTGTAAATCCAATTCTATATTTTGCCTCATGAAGTTTTGTCATGAGTGTAGTAAGAGATTTTGCTTTAAATGTATGACATTCATCTCCAATGACCGCAGTAAAATCATCAAAATATTTTTTTGGAAGTTTATAAACAGATTGCCATGTTGTTATGATAACAGGAGCGTTTGTGATTTTTTCTTGTCCTGAATAAATTTTATGACAATATTTTTCAGCATTCCATCCATAGTCGATGAAATCATTATAAAGTTGTGTCACCAAAGAAATTGATGGCACAATAATTAATGTTTTATTTTGATCGGCAACCAAATATCTAATGATACAGTAAATCATAAATGATTTTCCTGATCCAGTCGGAGAAAGAATAATTTTTCTAAAATTTTTTAATGACTGATAAATTGCTTGATATTGATATGTTCTTGGTTTTAATTTTCCAGATAAATGATCAACGTAATCTTTAATACCTTCTGGTGTAATTAAATCATTTTTTTCTGTTGGAGCCCCATAAAATTTATTGTCTTCTATTTGATAAGTATAACCATGTTCTTCCGCCCATAAAATTAAATATGAAATTAAACCATTGTATAATTCACCACCAGCAGGAGAAAATAATCTTATCTTTCCATCCCACAATTTAGCTTTAAACTGAGGCATGAATTTTGCATTTGGAACATCAAACGTAAAATACTCAGATAATTCATATTTGATGTGTGGTTCACAGTTTATCTGTAAATAAACTTCATTTTTTTTCTTTATTAAAATGTCGGACATTAAGCAATTCCATGTGAAAATTTTCTCCATTCAATAACGTTTTTTATTTGATAAGTTCTATTACTAATCATTTTTAAAACGCTTTCTAGATAATTAATAATTACATCAAAAGATTCAATTTTTAATTGAAGATTGTTAATATCTTCGTCTGATTCTATGTACATATTTACTTCTGATTTAAGAATTTTTAAATCAAAAGGTTTTTCTGCATAAATTTGTGGATCTGCTTTTCCAGTGTAATATTCAAATTTTTCTCGGCGTAATGTTTTTATTTTAATTTCTATTTGTTTTCTTTTAAAATAAAAATCTGAAAAAAGCTTCATATATTTTGCATGAAGCTGTGGAATTTGAAGAGAAGCTATATCAATTTCGGCATCATCAATATTGCTATCCTGTTGCCACATCAATTGAATTTCGTCAAAAGTCATTAAGAAATCACCTGTCCATTTATATCCTTAATTCTATATATGGTATATTTAAAAACGGCTTGAGCGGAGAAATATTCTAACTCTTGTACTTCTGAATTAAATTCTAAAGGTGTTAATGAGATAGGAAAAATATTATCAAATTCGATTGAAAAGTGTGGTTTGAAATTACTATTAAGAACTTCTAGCAATCCTTTTCCAGTTATTGGAGCATTTTGACTATCTGGACCAGTAGCTAAACCTGTTTTTCTGATTAATTTGTGTAAAGTTGTATAGTTAACAATATCTTCATCAACTAAAAATTTAATACTTAAATCTTCGTATATAGTTTCAGTGCCAGCTACAGGATAATCTCTATATGGTGTGGGAATTTCAATGGATGGAATACTAATTCCTGGAATATTTGCAGATTGAGAAAAGAAAGAAACTTCTGGAAAAATATCTAAAGTTAACTTAAACCCATTGGGAGCAAGGAAGTTTTTGTTTTTTAAATTTGTTTTTACCCAAGTTGATGTACTCATATCAATTTCGTATTTTAAATATTTAGATAAAAAAAGAGGGGCTTTCGCCCCTCCAAAAAACTCTGTGAAAAAAGAATCACATGAGGTTGGTAACACGTGTTCTTCTGTAGTAAACGTTGGTTCCAACGTTACCGCCAGCAAGAGGATCAGAATCGCTAAGTGCAGCGTCATAACCCTTAGCAAATGGGTTAAGTACCATGCCGTAACGAGTCTTGAAGCCAATTTTAGGCTGGAAGGTGTCCTGACCAATGGCACGAACCATTTGGAGAGGAACGTATGGGCAATAGAAGAGACCAGCATCATAAGCATTGGTTCCTTTATAGCCAGCGATGTAGAACTGCGAAGCAGTTGCACCTTCTGAAGGAAGTGCTGAATATGGATCAATATAAACTTTGATGCGACCGTTAAGAGTACCGACAAAAGTATTGCCAGTATCATCAACGTTAAGGTTGGTTTGAAGAGCAGGGGTGTAATCAAGAACACCAGCCATGCTGAGAGCCGAAGCAATATCCGATGAGCAAATCAAGATATTGCCTTTTCCTCTACGAGTTTCTTTTGCAATAGCATTGCAATCGCGCTCGATTTGGAAAAGTAGACCTTTGAATTTCTCAACAGACCAACGACCATTGGAATCAACATCCATGTCAAATACGCCTTGGTTGGCAGTATTTTGTTGAGCACCAGACTTAGCTGACTTGAATACAGTACGAACAACTTCGCGGTTGATTTCTGTAAGAATTTCAGCAGCGAGGATATTTGCTAGTTCAGTTTCTGCATCCAAACCATGGATAGCTTTAAGATCTTGTGCAAGTTCAATGGTGTATTCTGCTTTTAGCGCACGGCTCTTAGCAGTAACGGCGATCTTCTCGATTGAGAATGCCATTTCTGGGAACTGATTGCTGTCAGCATCTCCAAGAGATTCTGCAGTAGCTGTTGACATACCGCCAGCAGTACCATAGTTGCCTTGAGTCTGACCACCACCTGTCAAGTCGTTGAGAAGTGCAGGGTTGGTGCCAGATTGAGCAGTACCGCCAGAAGAAGTTGATTTGTTGTATGGAGTACCAGTCCAAGCTTGGTTAGCTTCGTTGAAGAGAGCTTCAGGACCAGTTTGGTTCTGATAACGGCTTCTCATCGCGAAGATAAGACCTGTAGGACCGTTCATTGGTTGAACGCCAGCAATGTCGTATGCGATGAGGTTAGGCATCGAACGACGAATGAGGCTGATTAGAATTGGGTCAAAACCAGCAATGTTACCAGTACCAGTGGTAGCGGTATTGATTGGACCGTGGTTTGTAGGTGAAGCTTCTGTTAGAAGGCGCTCTTCGCGCATGAAGCTTTCTTGGTTTTCTAGCAGGATTGAAGTAACGGCTTTCTTGTAGCTATCAGAAATCTCGGGGAGATTTTTGTGAGATAGAACAGGTGCCCACTTTTCCTGCAGATGCTCCGATTTGAACATTTGCGTTTCTCCGTAAAAAAGTGATTTGTTGGAAATCAAAAACTATTTATATATGAGCTTACTTAGACCAACGTGAAAGTGCATTAACATAAGCAGCCATGTGTGCAGGAACTTGTTCCTCCATCACTGGATCTGATGCTTCTGACACTAAGTTGACTTGAGTTTTAGGAAAATAATTTTCCTTAATTGTCTCAATTTTTTCGCGATAAGCTTCTTCACTGGTAAACTCTACACCCTCTGCGAGAGCTGAGAGTTTTTCCTTTTGAGTTTCTGCTAAACCTTGTGAAATTTCTGCAACGATTGATTCTTTGACAAATTCCCCAAGAGAAGCATTGATCTCAATATTTTTTTCAATTTGTTCGTTGAGTTTCTGTTCCATCTCATCTAGTTTTTCTGCCATACCCTCAACAATATCATATTTCTCTTCAGGAACTTCAATGTGGTGTTCTTCGAAGAGACCTCTGAGACCAGAGATAAATGATTCAGCAATTTCAGCACGGAGACCGTGCTCAATTGCCAATTTGTTATCTTCCATCCATTGTTCAACAACGTAGTTAAGGAAAGAATCAACTTTTTCAGTTAATTCCCCTTTGATCACTTCAATGTGCTCAGCTACAAGAGCAGAATAATGCTCTTCTAGCATTTCAGCATGTTCTGCCAACTTAGAAACAAGGGCAGCTTCAAAAATTGTGGTTGCTTTAGAAGCAAATGTTTCTGAAAGGTTTTCGCCTTCAAGAAGAGCTGCAACATCAGTGGAAACATCAATTGATTCTTTCCATGCTTTCTTAGCAACTTTCTTTTTGCCACCTGCTTCTTCTTCTTCTTCTTCTTCTTCTTCCTCTTCTCCCTCTTCTTTTTTCTTCTCTACTAAACGAAGAGCTTCTTCCATTCTCTTACGAAGTTTGGATTTTTTCTTGCCCCCCTCTTCTTCCTCTTCTTCTTCCTCTTCTTTTCTTTCGATAAGTTGATCTTCTACTTTTTCTTCTTCCTCGACAAAAGTTTTGCCAAGTTTAGCCATTTTATCTCCGCCACCACGAGAAACTGATTTGCCAGCTTTATCTCCTGGAAAACCTGCTTTGAGTTTTGGAGCAGCATCACCTTTTCCAGCTCCAGCATTTACTGCTGTTTTTGATTGACCTACTGCCGATGCAGCTTTAGCACCAACATTATCAAATCCTCCAACATGTTCTACAGAAGAGCCACCTTCGAAAGGTTTAACTGGAGCAGAACCAATTTGTGTTGCTGTATTTGAAGGTAGATGTGATTTATCTGCTGGAGAAGCACCAGCATTTACTTGATTTTTCATTTCTGTGATGTCTCCTACGAAGTCATCAAATTTCTCGCTTAATGAACTAGACATTAAATTACCCCTGCGGATGGTTCGATTTCTTTAGTTATTTATTAATTTTACAAATTATACAAAAGTTTTTCAAATGCTTTCAAAGTTGTTTGTTCTAACAATTTTGATGATGTTGCATTATCTAATTGATGTTTAATTTGTGAAATTTCAACTTCTTTGAGAATTCCATTATTCCAAACCCATTCTTTTCCTTCCATGATACCTTGTACAAAAGCATCGGGAGCAGATGGATCTGCTACTATATCTGCAGCAGTGGTCAACATGAAATCATCGCGTACATAATTAGCGCCTTCTCTTTGATGAAGACTTCCAACACCTCTTGAAGATACTCCAAGTTGAATTCCCTCTTTGAGAAGATTCTTTGCAATATTTCCCATGGGTGTTTCTAACAATTTTGCTTTACCGATGAAATTACTTCCATCTTTGTAAAGTTCAGTAATTTTGTGTGAAACTCTATCAAGATTAATAGTTGGACCATCTGGATGACCCAATTCACCGAGAGCACGATTTTTAACAATGTAACTTTCGGAGTAGTTATTAACTTCTCTTTCTAGTACATCCATTGGATATACTCGCCCATTGCGATTTTTAATATCACCTTGAAGAAAAACTCCTTTGATATAAGTATATTCTTTTCCGTTTTTTGATTCGGTTAGAACTTGTACGTCTTCGATGTGCTCGATAATTAGTTTCATTAGTCTTGATTTGTTTCTGTTTTTGTTATCATTGAAGCTACAACTTCTTTGTGTGCATTAAGACTTGCTTGTGCTTTTGCATACAACATAGATAAAATTTGTTCAGTAGCTTCGCTATTGTTTGAATCAATTAGATTATCGATTAAATTGGTATCCATAATTTTTAAATTTGTATAAATGTATTTATATTATGAAGTTTTGCCAACTGTTTTTGAAAATTCATCTTTCTTTGGTAAAGATGGAGTAGCTGAAGCTTTAGTATCAATACTATCTGACATGTTTGGCATAAGTGGAGAATTTTCTGGGTCATATAAACCCTCTTTTCTCTCCTTATCCATTTGATCTTGTAACTCTTCACATTGAGATTCAGTGAATCTCAATACATGTTTTTTAGCATATTCACGAGAATAATAAATTCCCATGTAAGGTTCAATTTGATTGATAACATTCATTCTTTGATTTGAAAGTTCAATATCTTTCAATTCGCTAAAATGATTATCAAACATATAATCAAATTGAATATGCTCTTCCATTATTTCCCAATCTTCATGGGTAATAACACCTTTGAGAATTAATTGAGTTTTGAGAAGATCTTTAAAAAGTTCTGAAAACTTTTTGCGAATTCTTCCAATAAATTTTAAAAATTTAAGCTCATCTCTTAAAATTTCAGTACTGTCTCCAATACTAAAAGTATCTTCTTCATTTACTCTAGAAGGAGGAAGATTTAGAGATTTATATAATTTCTTTTTAAAATATTCAACATCTTTAAGTTCGCCAAGATTTTGTGCGCCAGGAAGAGTTTGGATTTCTGTTCCTCTTCCTCCTTCACGACGAGGAAGCCAAAAGTCTTCCATCATACTCATAAATTTTTTGTCATCTTTAATTTCACCTGTGCTAGCATCGTAAACAAGTTTGTTACGATAGCGAGCCATCGTTTCTCTAAGATATTGCTCCGCTTTAATTTTTGGGAGATTGCCTACATCAATATAAAATGCACGACGTTCTGGTGCTCTCGATAAACGATAAATTACTAAAGCATCTTCAATCATGCGAAGTTGATTGATTGCTTTAAGTGATTTGTGGAGATATGAAAGAGGCATATTCTGGTTCAAATCCATCAAACCAGAAGAAACAAAAGTAATTGAATCCAAGGACATTTTAATTCCTTGTTTTTCTGCAGGACCAGTTACAGTTGATGTGCTTGAAAAAAATCCTTTTGGATTAAATAAGTAATATTCTGTAATATCTCCATAATCAAGTGACATGACATTTCCAGTTGCCACTGCTGTTGCACTATGATCTGGTTTTTTAACCACTCTCATTTTTTTAATTTTGAGTGGATCTATATATCTAATTTCTTGAATTCCTTTTGTCGGACTATTTAAATCAATTACTTTGTTGTAATATAATCTTCCATCTATATACCAACGACGAAAAATTTCATAACAACGTTTATCAAATTTAAGAAGACGTTTAATTTCAGTAAACTCTTCTCTCATTCTTTTTTTAATATTACCACTTACTTCTAAATTTGATAATTCTAATTCTACTGGAGAATCATTAGCATCCGATAGCACAGCTTCGTTAACAATTTCATCAATAGCAGAATCTACTTCTGGATGCAAAGAAACTTCTCTATATTTTCTAATGATTTCAAATTCATTTTTTGAAATGCCATCAATATCTACATATTGACCATAATAGCCACCCGCAGATATGGTAATAACACCATCATCTTCATTGGGAGCAACGGGAGATTTAACCCCCGTTGCTTGTTTAGTGGACTTCTTGTCTAAAGAAAATCCAAATAATCTAGTCTGTTCTTGTGGCATATTATAGTTGTTATAATCTCAAAAGGTATTTATCAAGCTTGGATTAAGTCTCCAGTTCCAACAGTACCATTGCTTGTAAGAGTCCAGTAATCGTACTGGAATTCAACTGTATATTCTGCAATGCTATTGTTGTTATCGTAACTTAAATCAATTTGAGCAATATTTGATGGGAATGCATTGAGGAATTGATATGATTTGACAATATTATGTGGTGTTGTATTATCAGTATCAGTTGCTGCATTTGTTCCTCTTGCAAGTTGATCAACTTGTAAGGTAGCGGTGTAACCAGTGGTTTGACCACCACCACTTCTATGCTCATTCAATTGATTCATCCAAGATTCAAAATAATTTCTTAATTGTAAATTTTGATCTGCGAATACAGTTACTGTCCAAGCTTCAAAAGTTCTGTCTCCAGGAAGCTTGATGACTCTTCCTCTAAAAGGAACTTCAACCGTTCCAAGCGTAGAAGCAGGAATACCTGCCGAACGACAAAGGAATGTGAAATCTGTATTTTGTGATGTAAAAGTTAATCCAGTTGGGGTGCTAGGAATTGTAACTTGAAATAGGTTAGGGCGAATACCATAACCAATTCTATTTCTAAAGCCAGTTAGTGTTGCCATTGGTAAAATTCTCCGTGACTATAGTTAAAGTAAATTAAGCTTGACCAATTACTTCATTAAATGTCACGTTGCTGCGTGTAGCAACAAATGTAAGAGTAATATAGTTGATTGAACGAGCTGGTTTGATATAAATATCGCCAACAAATTCGTTTCTATCAATTACATCTGCTGTATTATTTGATGCATCAGCAACAACTTTAAAATCAATAACGCCTCTTCTTGATTGAACATTTCTTAAATATGATTCAACCTGAGCAGTGAAATTAGCTCTTGTTGTTTCATCATTAAGTTCAAATAGAACGTTCTGAGCAAAGTTTTTAACAGTTCTTTCAACAGTTAAGAATAATTTACGAACGTTAATTCTATCAAATGCACTAGGACTACGAAGAGCAGTTTTATCACCAAAGAGAACAATTCCTTGACCAGGATAAGCAATGATTGGATTTACTCTCTTTCCATAGAGTAAGTCTCTTTGAGATTTATTTGGATTATATGCAACTTTAATTGCATTGCGTAAGTTTCCTCTATTGAAACCAGCAGGAGAATACCAAGGCTCTGCAACAGCAGCAGTATTTACAATTAAACCAGCAACGTCAGCATTACAAGGAATCCAACGATAAACATCATTGAATCTGTCGTAAATGTACTTATAGTTATTATCAAACATTACATAAGAAGAACTGTCACTAATTGATTCGAAAAATCCATTTACGTTTGCTGTTTGTGATGATGTTGTTGAAGCTCCACTTCCCAAAACATCTGAACGTCTTGGTGAAATAAAAGCAACACAATCCTTTCTATTACTTGCAATTGAAATCAATGATGAAGCTTTAGCAAGTGTAACTGGACCAGCAAGCAAATAATCGATCTGAAGAGTTTCTGAATCAGTAAATACATCAACGTAAGTTTGAGTTTCATTTCCTACATTATAATTTGCATAATCGTTTCCGAAAGCAAAATTATATGTTTTATTTCCAAGATATTTAAATGATTGAGATACTGTTGTAGAATCTGAAATTGAAACGGAACCTGCAGGTGAAGCTGCATTATAAGTAGTTTCGTGAGCACCAAGATATGCATATTGTGAACGACCTTTTATAATCGTTTTGTAGAAGTTATTTTCGCCTTCTAAAGTTTTTGCATCGGATGCTTTAGAAACATATAGAATTTTTTCTAAAATAGTTCCAGCAG